GGGTGGAGGTTCCACATGGGTCAATATGGTTGCTGCTTGCAAAGATTGTAATCTATCCAAGGGAAATAGAACACCCAAAGAAGCAAAAATGAATATTAAAAATAAACCAAAAGAGCCTTCTTATGGATTCTTGTTTGATCACATGCTAATTACTTTTAGAAAGAAATAATATGCCCAATTATTCATTTAAGTGTGATGGATGTGATCATAAATTTGAAACTTTTTTAAAAATGAGTGAATCTGATACTCCTTTAAAAGAAAAGTGCCCATCATGTGGCAAAAAGAAAGTAAAGAAAGATTGGTCAGATCAAAGAAATTCCATTGGAATGGATATGACTTTGACGCCTGCAAAGGTAAATGGTAGTGCTTGGAAAGAAGTAATTGATAAAATCAAAAATAGTGGCCACGTACCAAAAAGATTCCATGATCGTTTGGACAATTCAGGCCAACATGCTGGTAGAATTGTCCGTTAATTTTTACTGGCAACCAAAGATTTTAAAATATAATAACTGTCAACAATGTCCGTTACAGGATTTGACAAAGATTTTTGATTAAAAGTAAAGACTAAATTTGTTCCAGTCTCTTCGGAGAAGGCTTTGTACATTGCCACTTTATCAGCGTTACCTTTGCCTGTGGCGAGTTTCTTTGCCTTAGACGGCTCTATGATGGTCACGGGAACCCCGGCCTTATAGAGCTTATGCTTAAAAATGCCCATGTTCTCGGCAAGATTAAAAATTTTGCCTTTTGAACCGTATGAATAGCCCTCTATAGCCACATCTGCGGCTCCTATGCATAAATTTGATGCCCAGTCGGATATGCTGTCGAAACGATCAACATCCGCCACATATTCCTGAAAACTTTCACCAGTTATATTTGGCAAAATTTTATCTGCAAATTTTTTGGTATTTGTCAGATAATAAAAAAAGCAATTTTTGAAATGAAATTCTTTACGCTCGTCAAAAAGACATAGGCACGGGCATGTTATTGAGTAATCAACACCTACGAGCATATAGAACATAGATATTTATACCTCGCTCGGAGGATGTGGTCCTTGGTTCTCGGTTGAATCTACTTCGAATATCCAAAAGAGAACGAGGTTTCCAACATCCCCCGGCAAAATTATTTATAACAAAAATTCTCCCTTACAGGAGAATTTTTTATTTATTCAGATGTTCTTTATGTCCTGAGAATGTGATACTTAAATTAAAATCAATTAAAGCATCCTTTATGAATTCTTTCATCTCATCTAAAGTTTTAAATTCAATTAATTTATTATTATAGTATAGTTTATATTTGTTTACTTTTTCTAATACATCACACTTGTTAATGATAAGGTTATCACAACCAGATAATTTTATTGAATCAATAAGTTTATCCAAATTTAACCAATTTACAAGACGCTTTCTTCCAGTTGTTGACCCAAACTCTTGACCAAGTTCAATGATCGTATTTAATGTTTCATTTTCCCAAAGACTTTCTGGGAACAATGGATCAACACCACTCTTTGTATCATAAATTTTTGCTACTCCAATGAGATTTCTGATTTTCTTTGGTGAGAATCCCAATGAACATGCTGCATAAGGCATAGTGTTGCTGCTTGTGACAAATGGATAATCACCGTGATCAATGTCTAGCCAAACACTCTGTGCACCTTCACACAATACGTTTCCACTTAGTTGACCATCCCAAAGCCATTTTTTATCCATTACTTTTTTGGCTTGCACACCACAACGAAGCATTTTATCAGAGTAGCAAGGACCAATTCCTTGACCAGTTGTTCCCAACTTTGCTTTTAATCCATCAAGATCTCTCTGAATATGTTCATCTGTAATGATGTGTGCATTTGGGTGAACCTTAACCAAAGACATGTCAAAACCACTTTGAGCCAAGTAAGACAACTCATCAAAAAATTTGTTGATGTGAAGAACACATCCAGGCCCAATTATTGATTTCTTATTTTGAAAAATACCACAAGGGACACTATGTGTCTTGTATTTTTGTCCATTGATGTAAACGGTGTGTCCTGCATTTGGACCACCGTTCCATCGGCAAACATAGTCATAGTCTTTGGCAATGAGGTTTGAGATCTTTCCCTTGCCTTCATCCCCCCAAGCCAATCCATAAATTACGTCAACATAATTAATCATATTTGTCATCCTAACGAATTGAACTCCTCCGACTGGAATCGAACCAGTGACATGGAAGTTAACAGCTTCCCGCTCTACCTACTGAGCTACAGAGGATTGTGTTTTTACACTATCTGACAGCCTCCTGCGGAGCATGCAAATTCCTTTGCTGCTTCTGTGTTGTCTTGTGATTCATACTTTGAAAGTTCCTTAAAGTTCACTTTAATCTTTGGATGTTCATTGTATGCAGCAGAATCAATTTGCTCAAACGGAGCCTGAGCATATGTGTGATTGTCGCCACCGGGTAGGAAAGAAATTCCGGTTGCAACATCAAAGTTCTCCCACAACCATTGTCCAACTTCAAGGAACTCACTGTCACGGTAATTTACAGTTACAGATGGCTTGTGTTGGCAATAATGTTCTTGGTATGTCTTCCAAAGATCCAAGTGATCAAGTGCACGGAGATCTTCAGTAGTTACTGTGCCACGTGGAGCCTTCATTGCAAATGTAAAGACAGCAGTGTTGTTTGGATTGATTACATCGTCCTCACAAGGAACTCCTTGATCTTTCATGAGTTGATAGATTGGATCCTTCTTGTCAATACGAACTCTGCGATAATAATAATCTGCGTATCTTGGGTGAAGACCTGATGCAGAATCTACCAAGCATGAAGTAGTTCCCTCTGGCTTGACGCAAGTGATGGACTTGCTTGGATTGATTCCCAACTTTTCTGCCCATTGCAGATTGGTTGCAGTTGCATGATCACGAAGGCTTTCAAGCAAACGAATGAGTTTTGGCTTGCCTTCAAGACCACTGGTTAATTTGTTGTCATAGATACCAGTCATGCTGACACCGAGAAGTCTTTCATCCTCACAGTTCTTCTTCCACTCAGGACGAAGATATGGGAACTTAGTAAATGTAGATTGAACAGTACCAATGATTGTGGCCATCTCAATCTTCTTTTTCAAGGTTGCTGCTGTATCTTCGGGACGAACAACAACAGTTGAAAGATTGCAGAACTCAAATGGCTTCAAAATGATCTCTGAGCAGGGGTTTGTTCCGTATTCAGCATCAACATCACGGCCCCATTTGGCTGCTTGTTCTTGCAAAGCCTTACGATTGATCATTCCACGTTCACCGCTATGGCTGTTGTACAGAGAAGTCCATTCCTCAAGGAACTGACCCATTGGTGGGCGACCACGATAAACTGCAGAGTTATTGGCGTAAGAACGGAAGCCTGCTTGCTCCCACCATGCTCCGCTCTTGCATAGAGCCATTTCACGATCAGAAAGATCGCTGAGTGAAATCATAGCAGAACGACGAACACCACCTACGATAACAGCGTTTGCAATGGCACAGCAGACATCGTGGCACTCAAGAGCAGTCAACTTGCGACCCTGTGCGCTATAGAAAACCTTTACGATTAACTTAAAGAGATTATCAAGAGGAGCAGGCCCACTAGCGCGACCGCCAAAAGTCTTAAGTCTAGCTCCAGCGGGTCTGATCCCGGACACATCCCATTTAACGTGACGACCCGAATACAGATGTCGTAAAATTTCTTTAAGAGCATTTCCCCAACCCTCTTTAGAGTCTTCAACTTTGACAACAACATTAAAATCCTTTTCTATCTTATTAGCGACAGTTGGAAGTTTATCAGTGTATTGTCGCTCAACACTGTAACCAACACCTGTTCCGTTCATTAGAACAACGAACAGTTCTGCAAATGACTCAACAGAATCAATTGGCAAATATGAGCAATTATACAAACAAGTGTTGTCGTGATCAAGTGCAGGCCCAGCAGTCATTAGACTTCTCATTGAAGGAAGAACTTCAAGATTTACAATTGCCTTCTTGATGTCTGGTCGTTCTGCAAGAGCAGGAACTTTGTCTGTGAAATAATTCCACCATCTATCGACACATTCATCCCATGTTTCTCTACGATTTTCTGATGGAAGCCATCGTGAATAACGCGAGATGAAAATAAACGATTGAAATGGTGATAAAATTTCTGCCATAATGGGCCTTTCTTTATTGGTGTCTTTATTTAGTTGTTAGAGTTTGCCACGAAACTGGGAAAAGTGGAGCAATTATTTTGTCAATTGCTTTTGCATATTCTTGAATTTCCCATTGTGCGTGAGCATCTATTCTTAGATTATAAATACGAGCACATGCATATAGTGAACCAGTCCAAACAAATTCAGTATAAGTGCCTTGTGGCAATATAGAACGAGCTTGTTCGGGTGCAACTCCATCTGCAAGAAGATCATTATAAAGTTTTACACAATCTTTTGCAACGGAGTCGTATTCCTGTCTTATGCGAATGCAGAGATCCATATCTTCAATTCTTCCACTGCTTCCCTGCTTTGCACCATTAGTTGGTGCATATCTCCAAAGAGGAATATAGACTTCGGGATCAAATGTTACATACCTACGGCTGACTTCATTCATAGTCAGGCCAATTTGATGCTTGCCAAGTTGTGCACGAACAAAGATCGGACACTTTACACGAATAGATATTGTAGCATGACAGAATGGAGTAAAGTGATTGTGTTTTGCAAGATAATTGATGAGTTTTCCATCTCGCTCAGAGAGAGATTGAGATGGAACATGACTGTCAGCATATTCCCAAGAACTCTCTTTGTTGAAAGAAACTCTTGCAGCATTAACGATGCTTAAATCTGAACCCATCCAATCAATAAGTTGAACATGTCCGTGATCAAGAACCGATATATCAGTCGGACGCACGCTTTGTGTTGTCTGTGTCATTCTCATCCTCATCATTATCTACAAGTTCAATAGTAACACCCTGGATCTTGGTAAAATCAGCAGCATACTCGCGTGCTTTTTCCCACAGCTTTGGGTCTATTTCTTTCACATACTCACCAAATCTTTGTACAAAGGTGAGATAGGCTTCACTAGCCTTGAGGATTTCCTCTTCGGTCATGTCTTCGTTTTCGTCTTTCATTTAAACCTTCTTCCAGTAAGTATATTTCATCTTTGCGATAAGTCCAGAATAAACATTGTTTATTATTAGTTTCATGGTAGTGTTAACTCCATATGCCAATACCATGTCGTTTATATCTTTCTTATCTATTTCGGACGGCCAGATTACTACGTTTCTTCCAGCCTCTACATATTTTCCAATAAGTGAAACTATTTCAAAATTTCTTGGTTCGTTATCAAAAATAAAAACAATCTTCGTCTTTCGCAACTTTTCAGGCAATTCAGCCAACCATCCAGCCCCCTGCATTGCAACTCCATTTGGAATAAACATGGAATCTATTGGGCCTTCAGTAACATACACCGTTTCACGGGTGTCTATCTTATCTAGATTGTACCAAAGTCGCTCTTCGCCTTCACGCTTCAACGTGATATAGCGTATTGCCTGACCTGTTGGGTCAAGAGATCGGCCTTGAACGCCAATAAGATCTCCAGAATCGTTGTAGAACGGTATGACGAGTCTGGGTTCTTTGGTCCCGTCACGATCAAAGGATCGCATGACCTTTCCAAAATCAGTGCAATAATAAAAGTTGCAATATTTTTCTTTAGGTATTTCTCTGGATTTAACATATTTTATTGCCGTGTGATCAGCATTGAGTAAGTCAAGTCTTGTTCCGAGATCAGTAAACACTGGTTGCCTGGTAACTTCTGGTTTCTTTTCAACTTCTCGCGGATTCTCATTTTTAAATTTTTCAAACGCATATTCTTTTGCGAGTGTAGGGCTAAGAGTTTCAAGTACGCCATATATACCACAAGAAAAACCACAATTGTGACATTTGTAAACATAGCTTCCTTTATGCTCAAAGAAGTATCCCCTTGTCTTGGACTTATTCTTCTGTGAGTCGCCACATTTAAAACATCTGCATGTGGCTAATGAATCTTTTTTCCATTTAAACTTTTCAAGAGAAATGGAAATTAAATTCACAAACTTCTTATCAATATATAGAGTCATTTGGCTTCTTCGAATGTCCAGTTGATGGCTTTATTCTTTTTCTTTCCAAATTTAGGATTGAAACCTTGACCATCAGCACCTGAACCAAAGCCCTCTTCTTCTGTTTGATTAGAATTAATAAGATTTGTGTTCGTGTTGTCTACATCAAAGAATTTCATCTTTGACTTGTTTACACCTACCAAGAACTTTCTGTTCTTGGTGGTATCATTTCCACGGTTCTTCAATTGCTTGACCATGAGTTGACCAGCCTCTGCAAGTTCCTCGTTTTCAATGAGTGCAAAGAAGAAATCCGCAGTCTGAGGAAGACCAAAACTCTCTGAAGTATCGGTCATTTCCATATCGCTGCTCTTGGCACCTTCACGATTTACCTGTGTAGCTGTCCAAAGAGGGATGTTGTATTGTTTTGCCATACCTCTTAATTCCTCAGCAATTCCTTTGACATAGGTGTAACTATTCATACCATTGCCAAGTTTAAATCTTGCACAAGAACAAATGTTCAAGTAATCAACGAAGATCACATCTGGGGTAAACTTTTTCTTGATTTTCAATTCCTCAAGAAGATTCCTGAAATGCGTTACGTTTGCTGCAGCAGTTGGATATTCCTTGATGATTAACTTACCACGGCAAGTTCTCTTTAGATTTTCTACCTTGGATTCATATTGTGTGAGAGGCATCTGTTCAAGAACATGCATATCGCTATCAAGAAGATTTGCATCAATACGCTTTGCAATCTCTTCCTCTGCCATCTCAAGAGTAATATAAAGGACATTCAAGTTTTGAGACAAACATGCTGCTGCGTGGTGGCAAAGAAACGCACTCTTTCCTACACCTGAAGCAGCCATCACTACATTCAATGTCTTCTTGCGGGTTCCACCACGGGTGATCTTGTTGAACATCTCAAGATCAAACGGAACCTTTTCTTCTACTCTGTGGTAGTATTCATATCGCTCGTCAACATCTTCCAAAAAGTCATGGCCAACTCTAGTATCAAAAGAAACAGAAAGAGCCTTTGACATGATCTCAGGAATAGCATTCTGGGTTCTTTCCTTATCTTTGCCTTCAATGATGCCAATAGATGCCATGATACCATTGTAGATAGCCTTTTCCTTGCAAAATTTTTCTGTTTGTTCTACAAGCCAAGAGGTGTCCGACTTCTCTCCCTCTTTATACATATCATCCGAAATAGAAACACAACGCTTGAATTCATTTTCTCCAAGGGTTTTTTCATCTTCCAAAGAAATGACAACAGCATCCTTTGTGGGAATGCTATTGTACTTTAGAATAAATTTACTTACAATGTTGAAGACTACTTTTTCAGATTTATCATGAAAGTAATCATCTTGTAGAAACGGAACAACTTTGCGAGCATAATCCTCATTGAGGACCAAGTTCTTTAATATTACAGATTCCATATGTTAAGTATATACTAGATGTATAATAAGTCCATTATTAATCGTGATGAACGTCATCTTCAAGATCAACTGGTTCTTGTTCAATACCTTGTTCAACAATTTTAGTAAAAATTTGACCAACTGTGTGTGTAAAAGTTTTTTCAGATTGATCAAAGTTTTCTGGTGCTTTTATGATATCAATTTCCATAGTAACATCAATTTCTTGATTTTCAGTTTCTTTTAAAGAAATTTTTCCATACCGATATACAATACCTTTGTATTGTCCTTCCATAATAAGAATTGGACAATTTGAAGAGACATCATCACTTAATTCCGGTAAATATTTAAATTCAGTCGCCTTGTCCATATTTAAAATCCTTTTGAATTTCTACATCCAACTTATCTAGGATATCTTTAGTATAGTATTTCTCAGGATCATCATCGATATTTTTTTCAAAGGCTTTTGTACCATCAGGGAGTTCAATCCGTGTTGAAACTTTTTTGAAGATACCATATTTTATTGCAAGGTCTGTAAGACCATAATATCTACTCAAACCTGATTTGTAATTAAGTCTAGTCTCTACATTCATGTTCTCTTTAACAAATCTATTCTTATAGTTTGTGCATTTAATAAAGATTCCAACAACACCTTCATCAGTCTTGTCTTTGCTCTTGGATAGTGTAAGAATATTGCTTGCTGCATATTTTAATCCAACACCACCACCAAGTTCCTTAGTTGGAACGTATGCACCAATCACTTGATATGTGTGATTGGTCATAAGCATTGGAATCTTGGCCTTTCCAAGTTTAAGAGTAAGAACACGGAATGTTGCTTTAGTTTGTTGGGCCTTTGTCATGTCACGAACATTCTTGCCTTCAGCAGAATCGTTCATTTCTTTTTCTGTTGACAACATGCCCAAAGAATCAAGAACAAACAGAACAGGCTTTCGGTCTTCTTCAGGTTGTTCAATTACATCATTAACAATCTTTAATGATTGTGTTTTAAATTCTTCAATTGTGGATACAGGAACGACTGCTACTCTTTCCATATCGATACCACGTTGCTTGAACATATCACTGGTAATAGCTTGCTCCGTATCGAAGTAAACCACTACTCCATCCTTATTATCTTTTAGAAACTGTGAAGCAATTCCAATAGCATAGAATGTCTTACCAGTTGCTGGGTCACCAGCCAAGCAGGATATCTTGTTGTTTGGAAGACCACCATAAATTGTTCCAGAAAGAAGAGCATTTAATGCATAAGATCCGGTGTCAATAAATCCAGTGACATCTGATCCATCCAGTCCTTCTTCAGCAATTTTTGCGTCGGGATTATTAATTTTTCCAATTAAATTTTTAAGATACTTAGACATTTTTATTTTCCAATTCTTTTATTTTTTGCTTTAATACTTTAACTTCTTCTGATGCTTTTTGTAGCAAATCCCTCAATTCACTCCAAAAAGAATAAATTTGAGAATTACTAGCAATGTATAGTTGTTCTTCTATTGATAGGTTAGTAAATCTACGATCAATAAAAAATCCAACTTCTGTATTCATTTTTTCAAGCGATTCATCTATTGCGGGATTTTCCATTTTTTACCTTTTTAACATACAATATACAACCAGCGACCCCTTCAGGGGTGTCATGCATTACTTTTATAGATTCGATGACTACATCATCTTCAACATCAAGTAGTCGGTCACCAACGATAAAGCATGGCCCACCTTCAAAATCGAATAAGCCATCGCCAAAGCGAGAGTACAAAGACCTGCCTTCGACTTT